AAAGTAGGGTTCAAAGCCAAATCAACCCATTTCCCCATGTACTCAAAAATATTTACAATCAGTGGCCATAAATACTAGACAACCAGACTATAAAATGTTATACTATATTTGTAGTAAATAATAGACACAATGAGAGGATGAACAAGATGAACAACTATCAACTTACAATCAAAGAGGTACTTTACATCATTAAAACAAGTAGAAACTATGGTAAAAAATCATCAGCTAAACTACACACAATAACAGTGAAAGAATTAATAACAGATGTATTAAACCTTAAATACACAATAGACATTATATTAACCGAGCTGAATAGTGTTGATAGAGTAAAGATGAACAACTATATGTTAGCAATATTAGAAGCAGTAGAATACATTGAGGACACACAAGAAATTATATCGTCACTTTCTAACAAAGACACAAGTGCAAAGGGTTTAAGTAAGTTACCAAAACCAAGACTTGTAGAGATATTTCTTCGTCTTGAAAACCTTATGTATAGAATAGAAGACATATTGGAGGTTACAAATAATGATTAAATTAACACCAGTATTGACAAGAATGTTACTTAACTCTGTATATGGTAAAATAACAGCGTTAGAAAATACATCACCTGAATCACAGAAATACCTGTTTGAATACATCAAAATGGATGTTGAAAACACTGAACGTTTTCATAAAGATCATGGAGGGTACACAAAATGACTAACAACACAATGAAACCATCTAAGGAAATTCTTGAAAAGACAATAAACGCATTAAGCAAAGCAATTGATGAATGGAATAATCGAGAGAAGAAGGAGGATAACAAAGATGAACATAAACAAACTTGACATACAGTTTGAAATTGAGGACTTAGGAAGAATGATCATTGTACGAAGCAACCTTAATGATGAGGTTTGCTACTTATCATATCTACATGGAAACACCGTTTATCTACAACGTTCATCTGCTGTTCTACTTGATAGAAAGGTCGGTGTTACAGGAACATCTGGTAGATGGTTTGTTATCGGCTGGCACTCATTTATAAAGAAAGATATGGCAATGAAGTGCTTGAATATGTTTGACAAACACATGCGGAAACAGGGGTATAAATTTACAACATAACGGAAAGAGGTAAAAAGATGGAGACTATCCTAATTGCGGGTTTATTATTTATAGCTACAATATTCTACTTTTCAGGTCGCAACAAAATAAACAAAACGGAGAAACTAGAACATGATAGAGAAATCGAACGACTTCAACAACTCATTAGACAGAAACAACAAATACTCACCGAAATTAACGAACAAATTGACAATAGAACAATCGTCAACAATATCCAATTGTCGCACGTTGAGTCAGCCGTACTTGACCTCTACGATGAGTCAAACATCCGCATTCCTGTTGATATTATTGAGGATTTACACCACAAAAAGTTATCTACAGAAAAAGAAGTAATGGAATATGTCGAGAATCAACGTAACTTCTGGAAACTGGAAAACATGAAAAAACTTTATAAAGGAACAAAACTTTAGGAGGAAATAAGATGACACAAGAACAGCTACAACAAACACTCGACTGGATGTTAGCACACAATGTGATTGACTACATTACATACAATGAATTACTATTAAAAAGCCTGCCGTTATTATAACAGCAGGTGTTTTTGTTTCAAGCGTACTATCATTGAACACGCATTTTCTTAAACATTTCATAACCAATTGTTCTCATCAGCTGGTTGTCAAACCTTAGTTGACCATTCATAAACGCACTACACAGCTTTCTGATATGGTAATTCTTTTTATAATTACTAACTAAAATCATACCTTCTTCCAAGTCATCAGCCGTTAGCGCATAAACATTCTTAGTAGAAGGATCATGGTCTGTGGTTAAATAGAGTAACATCTGTTGCGTGTCAACCCACACACCCATTCTCATACCTTTATACACAATAGAGAATACAAACTTACTGTTCTTACTTCTCTTTTCAATAAACACATCACTATCATTAACAAACTCATTGTCCAAACTCATTTCACCGTATTCAGTTCCATCTATGAGTTGTCCAAATTTTGTTTTACGTCTTTCATCAGAGAAGTCCTTGCTATCAGGAATTTCAATCAATATGTGTTTGTAGGCATTAAACCTTTTATTAATATCTGGAACTAACCCAAAGTATACAAAGTAAGGGTTGATAATTGATACAGCGTTACTCAAACAAATACAGCGTCCATTTTCACGTGTACGAAACACGGTGTCCATCAAGTTTAATAAAGCGTCAACTTCATTTGGTATATAACCACTATTGTCACGTTCACGTATAAACTCATCAAATATGATTGTTGTAACCATAGGGTAAGCATTAGATTTTTCACTCTGCCATGCACTTAAAGGAATCGCCCACCCTGTCAATTTACCATCAATGCAGAATTGTCTACCTTTTACCTTAAATTCATGGTTAGGAAATTCCTGTGCAATATCATTGAAATAGTTGCCTATTTTCTTTAACTCTGGTTTATAGCGTCTAACATAGATAAACTGCTCACCGTGCTTTATAAAACGCTTTATAGGATGTTTTTTCATAGCGTATGATTTACCGATACCACGAGCGCCGATAACAAAGTTTAGTATTCTGTCATATGATAGCATCTTATTTGGATTATAGTACAACGATTCCTTCACAACTGTTCACCTTCTATTTAAGTCTGATTGTTTGCCCTGCATAAATGTTGTTTGCGTTCTTAATATTTGGATTTAATTTCATCAACTGGGATACAGTTGTTTTATTCTTTTTAGCAATCCCAGTAAGTGTTTCACCTCTCTTAATTTTATATTTTAATGTTGATTTAACTGGTGAGCCACCAACATTAATCCTCTGCCCAACATATATTTTGTTCGGATTCTTGATAGTAGGATTTAACTCCAATAACGTTTTAGTAGATGTTTTTATTTTCTTAGCAATCTCACTGAGGGTGTCTCCCTTCTTAACCACATGTGTATTTGTTTTAGATGTTTTCGGTTTTGATGTTTCACGTGAAACATTTTTACTTTCACCTGTGAGAAACAACGTTCTTTCCTGCTCTCTTCTCTTCACAAGCCCGTTGTACACCTTACCTCCTGACTTATTCCATTTCAGGAATTCATTAGCCGCCTTCTGAAAGTTTCCAGCGTTTAAATACTGCAGTAATGTAGATGATTTTAATGCACCCAACCCAACGTTATATGCAAAAGACACAAGCGCATCAAACTGACTTTGAGTAACATCTACTTTAAGTAGTTTATCAACACCGTCAACAAATTCCTGAACATCATCACGTAATAATTTCTCTGCTTTTTCCTCACTTATCACCTGACAAGGGTGAACATCAGAACCATAGTGTCCATAGCCAATCGTATAATATTTCTCTGTTGGAACAGCTTTGTAAGCTTTTGTTCTCAACCCCTCAAAACTCTTAATCAAATTGATACCAGCCTGTGAAATATTCATGTTATTTATCTCCTTTATCTTTTCTATATGTCTGCTTAAAGAATCCCTCAATAATGGAAAGGAAATTGCTTTTATCGTCCACAACTCTTAAATGCCCAAAGATAGAATACATTTCTGACACACATAAAGCAGTGTAAACAGTGTACAATAAAGGTAATCCAGCAGGAAACGGTAACGCAAAAGGAACAGCTAATAGAGCGATAATCATTTCACTAACCTTGATCAAGATACCTGTTTTCATTTTAAATGAAGAAAACTTCTCTTTAGGATTGATTCTCGCAATCACAATGCCTAGAATAGTATCAACAATCATGCAAACCATTAACAACGTCAACCAGTATATTAGCTTTGTATCATCAGATTCCAACACGTGTTTTGTCCATTCAATCATATTCATCATCCTTTTTTATCTCCTTCACTATGTCGTTTTACCAACCGTTAAGTGCTCCACATAGTAACAGGTTCACAATATTTTTGGTTTCGTCTTTATCTTTATCTTTATCGTCACCATTATTCTCATCTGAGCCGTCAACCCAGTCACTTGTTTTCCAGTCATAACCCAGACCGTTTACAATTTCAACACCATTCACAGCAAACACATCATAAATGTGTAGCTCTGTTCCCGCCAATGCCGAATCGGGCTTCTTAACCCACCCTTGATATTTATTACCTTCAATAACGTTTAAATGTAGATGATCACCTGTGGCACGTCCGCCTTTACCACTGTGTCCCATTAATTCGCCCTTTTTAAGCTTCTTTCCAACATTGTACAATAAGTTTTCGTCATGAACACACACCCACGTAATATATCTAACAGTGCCGTCTGCACACATCACTTCTTTATCAGAAGTCCACGCAAGGTAGGCACTTTCGTCACCTCTCCAGACACACGTGCAGTCGCATGGAGCATAATACGGGTATTTTTCATGTTTACCCACAAAGTCAATGCACAGAGTTCCTTTATGTGAGAAACTTCCATTTTCACCCTGTGTGATATTAATAATGTCCATTGGGAATTGAGCGAGTTGAATGCCAGTAGAACCTTTTCCAGTTAACGTCTTAAACCAATACTCAGCTTGCGTCCCCCGCTCTGGCTGATTTGGATTTGCAGGACGCTCATATGAGGCTAGGAAAATCATGGCTAACTCGTTTGCAGACTTCGTGCTTTTTGTAAATTCCTTAAACGTCATATTCCTGAGGTTTATCCATTGCTCATTGTTGTCAACTTCCCAGAGTATCCGCTTCAACTGGCTATCCATATGATCTCGTTTAAGACCGTTTCTATCTGCCCAATTTAAATATTTTGTTGCAGGTGTCCACTGAACAAGACCGAATCCCAATGAGGTGTTACCCTCATCAAGATTCTGCCAGATTCCAGGGTTGATTGTGCTTTCCGTTTGCATGTTACCAAGCATTCCGCAAATAGCGTTTTTCGTCCAACCTCTCGGTAGTAAATAATTTAATATATACTGTGCATTGACTGTCATTTCTTTCATTGATAGATAGGCATTTTTACTGTAAAACATATTACCACCTCTATTTCAGTAACACTTTTGCTACACCATAACCTTTACTAGACTCATAAGGTGTTGTGATTTGCATAACAATACCAGTGTCACCGTCTGTTGCGATTCCATCCTTAGCAGAGATTCCACTACCAATTTTCACAGTGTCATCAATACGAACCATAATTTGTCCAATCAAGCCAACAATGTTCCACTCAGGTCTCTCACCACGTGACAAGTATTCTAGTTTAGGGTTATAAGATGGATTGATTTTAGGCATTTTTTCAAATACACCCTCATCTATTTCCACAGTTTCATAGATTAAGCCACCAAACTCATTTTTCAGGTATTGTCCCTGCCAGTTCCATGTGCTTTCACCAAGAATAATACCAGCCGTTTCAGAAATAGCACCAATGATTTTTTCACCTTCTTGAGCTTTCCGAATCTTACTGCCTTCAAGGGTGACAAGATAACCTGTTTCAATGGCTTGTCCATCAACACTTTCAAAGTATTCACCATAGTCACTCCATGTGTTCGCTCCAGTAACAGTGTTTTTGGCTTTGATATGACCGTTGAGAGAATTCCCCAATTTAATGTTAGACGCACTCGGTGTTCCTTCTCCACCGTACCCACCGTTTACTTTGTATGAACCAGACGCTAGAACACCGTAACTTGCAAGAATAATATTTCGGTTTCCAGTTGCCTTAGACGCTGAGGATGTTGAAATAAGATTACCAGTGTCTGTTGTTTCACAGTTCAATGAGCTAAGTATTGTGTTATATGAACCACTCGTTGTACAGCTAGCACTACCCGCAATTAGTGAACGCTCAGCTTTAGCAATAGAGTTACTAGACGATACAACACCAGACTTTGATGCTGTTGCACCTGATTTACTTGTCGAACCTAACACAAAACCCTCACTGTGAATGAATTCACTTGATGACGTTGCTCCACGGAATGCACCGTTAAAGAGTGTGAGACCGTCATTGTAGGCAACTCCAGCAACTTGACACACAGTAGGGTATCCAATACCATTCACACCAGATATTTGTGGATTGCTATTAACTGTTTTCACAATAGCAATTGGATTTGCAATACCGTCACCGATGGCACTAACATTTGAGATAGAAACGTTGTCAATACCTGAACCAATAGCAACACCGTTTCTTCCAGAGTTGTTTAATGTAACGTTTGAAATGTTAACGCTGTCGCCACCACGGCTACCGCCGATTACATATATTGCGTTTTCTGCCATACTGAATCCTGTCATAACAATTCCAGAGAGACTAACGTTTCTCGCTCTAAATTGAACACTAATTGCCGTTTCTGTTAAGTTCGCTGGTTCAGTAGTGTATGCACTCAGCCCGTTAACCACCACCCCGTAATACGCTGATACAGCCAAAACCCTTGGTGCGGCATTGTTTTGAAATCCACGTTTATTGTTAGGGTTAACAGACATCAAGTTGTTACAGATAATGTTTTTTGCAGACATTGACTCTGGGTCTGTTGCTGAATGGTGTCCAATGTGACGGAAATTGTATGATCGAACGTCTCCAATGGACATATGACCATTGATGCTAACGTTGTATGCGGCAGGTACGTTTCCGTGTGCTTTAACTTCAACACCACCAAAACAGTTCTTAGATATGTTATTAGATAGTTGAACGTGTCTAGAACCATCATCAATTTCAATGCCGTTACAGTTATTAAGTAAACGTGGGTCATGACAGTTACAATTGCTGATTGTGATATACTCACTATTGTTTGTTGTTATACCGTCATCACCCAAAGAAGGCGCTTCACAATCTGAGATATAAATATCTCTTGACGGATACGGTGCAGTTGTCCCGTCACCCATGTAAGGGTAATCAAGACCACCACAGGTAATGTCAATTCCGTGAAGTGTGGCGTTAATAGATTTAATTCGATTAATATGCACGTTTTTACTTGCGTGAATTGACAGGTTACTATCACGTGATCCGCCACTACCAATCGCATTTACACCGAATCGCTGACAGTTACCGTCAAGGGTGAAATCAGACAGATAGATATTTTCGTTACCAGTTGCGTAGTTATCGTTTATCATAAGGCTATCGCCTAACGGAACACTATCAAGAAATGTGACTACAGCGTTGTCAATCCCTGCCCCTGTAATAACTGTGTTTGATGGAATTTTAATTGATCGTGATACGGCGAATTTACCATTTGGAATGTAAACAGGGTATCCAGAAGCAATGGCTTTTTCAAACGCCTCAATGTCATCTGTTTTTCCGTCACCCACAGCACCATATGTTTTAACACTAACGCCAAACTGTTTTAATTCGTCTATCACCTGAATAACAAGATCGGCAAATTTTCCTTCTTCATACCATTTCTCAAGTGTCTCTTTAACGTAGTCTTCTAAACCGTCATTGAGAATCCATTCCATAACCTTGTTCCATTCCTCAACAACATCATTGGTTAAGCGCCCAATCTGATTGAGGTACTCAATGATTTTATTCATTTTCTCTAACAAGGTCATACTTTCATCAAAAGCAGTAGGGAGATAGCGTTCGTAAACTTGCACCATCATTTCTCCCAACTTTTCAAAACGTCTTAACTCAGGTTTCTGCATGGTTTTCCCTCCTTAGTACACCAACATAAAAAGCTCCTGCATTTCATCAAATATTCTCTTTTCAATTCTCAACAGAGCCGCCCGATAATCCTGCACCAGTGATGCGTAACTTTGTGTGCCAGATTTACCAATTTTACTTTCAATATAATCCTCAACATTGTTGATTTGACTATTCAGTTTATCATTGGTTGTTGTATTGGCGTTGTCAGTTGTGACTGTGTCAGATGTTCCCGACCCAGTTGATTCAGATTCGGCAGAACTAGTTACATTGTTTGTACCCGTTGTGTTTCTCTTGTTGTTTGTGTTATTTTCTTCGATGGCACTTGCGTATTCAAGTGTTCCTTGTCCGTCATTTGTGGTTAAATTCAGTCTTGAATCTGGTTGATCACTGTCAATCTTTCTATTAAAGTTGTCGTCAGTGACGCTCCCAGTGGTTTTACCGTCCTCTTTAGAAGAACCAGTAGCATTTGTTTTGTCAGATGTTTTTGTGTTTGACTTACCATCTGCCTTCATGCTACCTGTTGTATCTCTGTTGTCGTTTCTCTCAGTATCGTTCTTTTTATTTCCGGTTGTATTCAATCTAGTGTTTTCGAGAGGGTCATATTTTATTAACTCACTCTCAAACAATTTATTGAAGTACGGCATGTTGATAATTAACCATGTTTCAAGATTAAATTTGAACAATCCTTCTGTTTCGAAACCAATTTCACGCATATAAAAGTTGCGTATGAAGTGTGTCTCAAAAACTTTCCTGTAGCTCTCATCGAAAATCGGGTATTGAAAGTCAAATAGTTTTGGTCGCCCTTTTTCAATTTTCTCAGCCATTGATAAGCCTGTTTCATACTGAGACCACATTTCTATATACGTACTTAACTTCATTGTGTAACTAGCCATTTGTTTCACCGCCCAATGTTCCACGTGAAACATTTTCTATTCCCTGAGCGTTTAATCTCATTTGTTCCACAATGTCGTATCTGAATTTAACTTTGAGGTTGAGTCCATACAGCTCACTTATTTTGTTGCAAGCTTCTTGACGGGCTTTCAAATAAATGTTGCCACTACTTTCAATCTGCTCATCGTTGCTGTCTACTTCACTTGTGACCATTCTTTCTTTCTTTTCGAGATTTGCGTTTTTGATGCCTAGATACGTCATAACCTCATTCCAGACAGCGTTTTTCTGAGCATTCAATTTATCAACAACATATGGGGCATCTGTTTTAAACACCTTCAAGTTATCTAAGTCAAGTGATTCGTGAACAAAGATAACAGGGGCATTTCCCTCATATTGATTGTAAATATTTTTCAGACTCAGTTGGTTGTTGTCGTTTGCCGCAATAAGAACAGGGGTTTTCTGTGCATTCTGGTTAACAGCAATAATTTCTTTCAACTCTGCTAAATCCTGAGCAAACATTTCTAATGCAGGAAGGGTTGAACACTTTAGATCGTTGTTGTAAATGGCAACACCCATGTTCTTTTCTTTCATATCACTGTAGTTATAAAGTTTAAATGTGTTTTGGTATCCAACTGATGATGCGTGGAAGCGGTCAGGTAAATTATAATGATCAACTGTCCCTGACAGTGCGCCTTGACACGCAATATAACCAATGCGTGGATCTTTATAAAAACCAACATACCCAAACTGGTGAATGCTTTTTTCTAAATAGCTAGGGTCTACACTAGGCGGTAGCCTTTCCCATTCAAAAAGTTGATACGCTAGAGAACAAAGGTACTGGTAATAGTGGTAGTACCAGCGGTTGCCACGCATACGTTGGATGTCGTTTATTGATTTGTAACTGTTTCGTTTGCGTGCCATTATCTCACCTCATTATTTAGCGTATAGTCTCCCACTGGGTCGGCATGCCACAGTGTAATCCCACTATCGAATATTGTTCTTATTTTTTGTAAATCCTCATTATTTAAATTGCCTATGATGTTACAATCTTTTGTTTGAACATAGTTATAAGACTCCCTTGTTCTTAAATTAGGCATTTTCACAAGGTTTGTTTTATATCCGTACTTTCTTGAGAAATCACTTAGAATGTTACGGTATTCCTCTTTGATTTGCTTCTTAATCACATAAACACCTCTGTAACCATTCCCATAGTCATATGCAGTGTTTCCACCCATTTTAACGAGTTGTGGAGGTGTGTTTGCAATGTCTGCCTGCTTTGCTTGCATTCCTTGTATTTGTAACACAGCGTTACCAGCAGAACTAACCATACCTGTTGCTGAACTAGCTACACCGACAGCAGAACCAGTTGCGGCACTACCAACAGCTCCTATTCCGTTACCTAACATAGACATTACACCGTTAAACAGAATGGAATCCTTTTGATTTTCAAGACTATTTTTATTTCCCTGAAGATAGGCCGACAGGTAGTCATTGATAATTGCAACGTCATTTGGGTTGTTGTTGATGAGAGATGTGTTGCATGACGCTGTTAAGTTTTGATCTCCGCTAAGTGTAGTATCAGCGTTATAATCTTGAACACTATAGGTGACTTTATTGCTTACACCTAAAGAACCACGAACCTGTATTTTCAAGTTACTACCATTAACGTATTCGTTTTTAATGTCAATCTGATTACCTTTAAAATCAGTGATGGTTGTAACACAATATGGATACATCAATAGTTTACTCTGTTCGTTATTGGCGAACGATGCAAACTTATACCCAGTGTCAATTGTTTTTTCTTCATATTCTTTAACTTCTTTAAGGTAGATAGTATTAACGTTTGGGTGTTTATCATCAGCTATCTGAGCGTGTTCAAACATAGTGTCTCTTAATGACATTGTTTTTGCAGATTCATCGTAATGAATATTTAACCCAATATAATCTGTAACATAAAGAGAAACGATGTTATTAACAGCGTGTTCCTGTGTGAACATATTTTTCAAGAAATCAGTAGGTTTAGAAACTTGCACCTCGTTACTGCCTATTGTTACCTTTGGAGAAGACCCATCTTCATAGAACGGATGAACATAATATGATAATGGCTGTGGTGCGCCATTTATGTTTGCCGCAATTTCACCTGCTTTAAATGTTTCACCAGCTGTTGCGTGCATTTTACTTTTCGATATGCAGACCATGAACATAAGATCACCATACGGTTTATACTGTTCAACGGCGACAACATCATATTCAGTTCCGTAATTTAAACCTTCATCAATAGTGTTTGTTAACGGTTCGTTGTTCGCGTCCCACATTTCTTGATGTTCACGTACAATGTATGACGGTTGAAACTTAAAATCGAACATCCATGTTTGGATAACATCAATCTCAAAGTATAGATTTGTTACACCAGAATTCACATATTCAAGTCTTGTGACGAAACAATAGAACCATTTGTTGCTATACTGTGTGTTTCTAAAAATCATATAGCAAGCGTTGTATAAATCGTCAATTCGTTTGTTTACTCTAATGTGTGGTGTTCCTTCTTTTAAACCAACAAAATTACATTCATTAATAACGTGAACACGTGGTTTAGCATTAAAGTATGAGTATTGAGCGTCCGCATTTGTAAACCATCTTGTGCTTTTATAATCATTGGAGAAGGGAACGTTCGAAAAAATCCGAACGTCCGTCCCCGATAACGGCACATATGCCATGAAATTTCACCTCTATAGACTGTGTCCAGCTGTTCTCAGCGCCGCAAGTAGGTTGTTGAAATCTTTTACCAGCGTTGCAACATCAGTAGCAGTTGAGTTTGCAATTGCAGGCATTCGTTTCACACCGCCTAATGTTGTGGTAGTGGCGGCTGGTAGGGTATATGGTGTACCAGCGCCAATCATCGTTCTCAATGTCGTCTGAGTATCAGTATCAGGATTTGCATTGAGGAACGCTAGAATTGCGGGGTTACTAACAAGTAAATTTCTAAGATTTACCTTGTTGTCTTCACTTGTTGAACCGCTGAGAAACGCCTTCACGTCAAGATTGGAAAAGAGTAGATCACGTAACTTAGCTTTATTTGCGTCTGTTGTCGAGCCACTTAGTAGCGCTTTGACATCAGCATCTGCAACAAGCAATTCACGTAAATTTGATTTGTTCTCATCTGTTGTGTTTGACTTCAAGAATGCTTTTACGTCATCATCAACATCGCCAAGATCATCAGGTGTGATGATTGTGTCGAAAACGGTTGAAATGGCGACTGTGACAAGTTGTCCAGCTTTTGCGGGACTAACAGCGTATCCAAATGTTGTTCGCATGTCTGTTGTCTTTTTTACTTGACCATTCTTTCCGACAGAAACACGGTCACCTGTTGATATATCTTCCTGTGCAATTACTTTCCAAGCAACTAAAGGATACAATTCAACTGTCGTTTTATCTCCGGCGTTTAAATCCCGAATTGAAACATATTCAGGTATTGTGTCCTCATCTGCATAAGAAATTTCTATGTTGTTTTCGCTTGATGAGAATTTCAATAAATGAAAGGCAACAATGACAGAGTTTGCATATGCAGTGAATGAATACATTACGCCTGTGCACCTCCAGTAGATGAGTCAGGGCGTACATTAACGACAGCTTCACCGACAACTGGTTTTGGTTCATCAGCTGTTCCGATGTCAACCGTTGCTTTTACAGTTAACTGATTTGTTTCATTAGCGGCTACCGTGAGAACACCGTCAGATGAAATAGATGTGCCTGTTGAGCCGCCATCGACAGACCATACCACTTCATGTTCTTTGTCATCTGTTGCACGAACATATGCAGTAAATGCTTGTGATTTTCCTTGTTTAACTGATGCAATGGCAGGCGATACAATAACCTGAGTAACAGCTGGAACATCATCACCTGTGACAAATGCAACAGCGTTAGCAAAACGTGAAGCACTCAACACTTGCCATACATGATAGTAATAGTTCCAGTACAAACCACGTGGGTTTCTGATTGTTTCCATCTTTTGCAGAGTGTCATAAACCATGAACCAATCTTTGTCAACCATAACAGCTTTTAATCCTGTAGATGCAAACCCATCAATAACAGTTACATTGCCGAGGAATGTTGTTCTGTCCATATTGAATGCTTTTGCGAGAACATCAACATCTAATTCAGCGTTCAAATCAGCATCAATGAATAAATGAACGTCTCTAATGTCTGAACGTGTACGAACAGCCATTGCGTTATAATCACGTGTGCCCTGTGGAAGTGTCATTTTTAAGGCTGTTGCTCTCGCTTTTTTGATGAAGTTTGTGAGTGCTCCAGTAGAAGTCATAGGGTCATCAACTTTAACAACTTTAAATAGCCCTTTTGAGTAATAGTTGTCAATGATTAGTTTCATGTATTCATACTCATCAACCTCTGCACTATTATAAATAGCGTTAATGATTGATGCGATGAAAGATTCAAAGTTACCCCATGAAATGAAGGCAGTTTTTAATGAATCATCTTGAATAGTTTGGTGATAGAAAGATTGTCTGTTACGCTCATGGAAAAGAGTTTTCACGTTTGGAATTTCACGTTCAAACACCTTTTGCTCTGCTTCTTCAGCATCGTAAAGTTTTTCCTTTGTAATGTCTGTGAAAATTTCTTCAATGGTTCTACCCATTGGAAGAGCACCTTTTTTAAATTTTGCAAGTGGGTTACGTAGAGAAATAGATTTAACAATAACCAACCCAATGCGGTCTACCAACGATGTAAGGAATTCATTTTGAACAGTTTGGTTAACCAAAATTCCTGCACCAACCTCAGCAACGTTTTCGGCGTTTGCTAAGGGCACATATGTTTTAAAATTGTCTGTAGCGCTATTACGGATTGCATTGATAATGTCATATGATTCAGTGACACCAAGGGATGTTTTTACATCATTAAAAGTTACACGCATGTTTTAATTCCTCTTTTCTTCTATTATAATTGCGCTTGTTTTTCTAAGTCTTCGATTGTAATTGTTTCACTTAATTCTTCCTGTTTTATTTCTTCCTCTTTTTCCTTTGTGATTCCAACCTGACGGAACAGTTTGCTATTAGAGACAATCAGATCACTGTTCTCAGCCCGCAATTTTTCAGTTGCACTTGTTAGCTCGCTAAATTCTGATAAAACTGAACCATAGTCGGCCCGCAACTGTTGTAACAATTCTGTTCTCTCAGAATGTTCCAATTCGGGATCATTTAGCTTATTTAGTATTTCTTCATGAGAATCTCGTTCCATTGGCATATAGCCCATCTCCTTCCATTAGATTATATTACTATTTTATTATATCACGGGAACCCTTGGTATTCATGGGTTTATGCGGTAATTTGTCGATTTTCATAAACTTTTCCTTAAAAAAGCTTGCATTTTGTTAACACCAGTTAAAATAATGAGTGTAGTAAGGAAACGCCCCACAATCTTTAAACTTCTGTAAACGAATTTTAAGAAAGTGTTGAAAATTGTTGAACAGCATGATATACTAAAAGAGTAGTAAGGCGTTACCTACTACCCATAAAAATAAAAAGAGAAGAAAAAGGAGAGAAGGAAATTATGAGAAAGATGATGCAACGTGAAGTGACGTACACAACTGCACAACTAGCAAGAATGAAAATGGAGGATGGACAAGTCACTGCTGAGGTGTTAGAACCAGTAACACTCATTGGTAACTTATCTGTTGAGCAAGCGCAACGTGAAATCAACAAGCGTCCTGAGTTCAAAGAAAACCCAGCACAAGTTGTCGGCGTAGAACCAAATACACAGCTTTATGAGTTGCCACTGGATGTATTCTTAGAACATGCAACAGTAAAAGAGCGTCCAGCCGCAAAGGAAGAAGTTGCTGAGGTACAAGCTTAATACTTACATTTAAAAGATAGCATTGGCGGCTATCAAGAATTATGAAATCTCTAACACTAACATAATAACAAACAAAACCAAAACGAAAAGAAAAGGATGATTACAAATGACAAACGAAATCAAAGCTACTTTCGATGTGACTACTCTTGAAGGACGTATGAAAATTCTAAACGCTAAAAATGCAGGTGGCGCATCACTTAAGACATGTGTAGATGGTACAATCATTGAAGCTGTTGGTATTGCTCAGTATCAACAAGAAAGCGACACATACGGTGACATGAAAGAAGAAACAGTAACTGCAATTTTCACTGCTGACGGGGATGTTATCTCTGCTATCTCAAAAACAGTAGCAGAAGCCGCAACAGAAATCATTGATCTTGTGAAAGAATTTAATCTTGACACATTTAAGGTTAAGGTTTCTAAACAGAAGTCAAGTAAAGGAAACGAATTTTTCTCACTATTACTGGTGGGTTAATGGAGGTAAATATAGATGCCTAGAACAGCTAGAGGTATCTATCATAACTTGAAAGAATCTGAATACGTGGTGTCTAACGGTGATGCCACGTTTTTCTTTTCGAGTGAATTGTATCTTAACAAGTTTCTTGATGGATACCAAAAACATCGTGAAGAGTTTAACAAGAAAATCAACCGAATAACGGATACACCTCTCAATATGGACATGTTGGCAGATATTACGTTCTACAGCAATGTAGAAAAGAGAGGATTCCACACATGGTTAAAGGGGTGTAATGCTTCATGGCAAGAAATTCACGTATACGCATTACGAACAATGACAAAGCCTTGTACGCAAAACTGGTCAAGAATACGAAAGCCAAAATTAGCCGAACGAAGAAAAAATATGGTATAGACTTAAGCAATGAAATTGAGTTGCCACCGTTAGAATCATTTCAAACTCGAAAAGAGTTTAATGAGTGGAAACGCAAACAAGAATCATTCACTAACCGAGCTAATCAGAATTATCAGTTTGTTAAGAATAAGTATGGAATTGTTGCTAGTAAAGCGAAAATTAACGAGATTGAGAAGAACACAAAAGAAGCGCAACGAATTGTTGATGAGCAGAGAGAAGAAATTGAGGACAAGCCATTTATCTCTGGCGGTAAACAGCAAGGTACTGTTGGTCAACGTATGCAGATTCTCAGTCCATCGCAAGTAACAGGTGTTAGCAGACCCAGTGATTTTAACTTTGATGATGTAAGAAGTTATGCACGTTTACGAACCTTAGAAGAAGGTATGGCTGAAAAAGCTTCACCTGATTACTATGATAGACGTATGGCTCAGATGCATCAAAACTTCATTGAAATAGTTGAAAAAAGTTTTAACTCTTATTGGTTGACTGATGAACTGGTCGAGAGGTTAAAGAAAATCCCTCCTGATGATTTTTTTGAATTATACCTCATATTTGATGAAATATCATTCGAGTATTTTGATAGCGAGGGTGAGGACGTAGAAGCATCAGAAGCTATGTTGAATAAGATACATTCATATCTCGATAGGTATGAACGTGGGGATGTGAATCTTGACTTAAAGGGGTTTTAAAGCACCGTTGAAGGGTTGAAAGTGTATGCCTAGAAAAATGTTTAGTTGTGACTTTGAGACGACTACAAAGTTAGACGATTGTCGTGTATGGGCATATGGCTATATGGAAATCGGTAATCTCGACAACTACAAGATTGGAAATAGCTTAGATGAATTCATGCAGTGGGTTATGGAAATTCAAGCTGATTTATATTTCCACAATCTAAAATTTGACGGTGCTTTCATTGTAAACTGGTTAGAGCATCATGGTTTTAAGTGGTCAAACGAAGGGTTACCGAATACTTATAACACAATAATATCAAAAATGGGTCAATGGTATATGATTGACATATGTTTCGGCTATAAGGGAAAACGGAAATTACATACAGTGATATACGACAGCTTAAAGAAATTGCCGTTCCCAGTAAAGAAAATAGCGAAAGATTTTCAATTACCGTTATTGAAGGGTGACATTGATTACCACGCTGAACGTCCTGTTGGACATGAGATAACACCCGAAGAATACGAGTATATTAAGAACGACATAGAAATTATCGCACGTGCACTTGACATTCAATTTAAACAGGGTTTAGACCGAATGACAGCTGGGAGCGATAGCCTTAAAGGGTTTAAGGACATACTTAGCACCAAGAAATTTAACAAGGTGTTTCCTAAGCTTAGCCTACCAATGGATAAAGAAATAAGGCGAGCTTATCGTGGTGGCTTCACATGGTTAAACGATAAATACAAAGAAAAAGAGATTGGTGAAGGTATGGTGTTTGACGTTAACAGCCTATACCCCAGTCAGATGTATTCCCGACCACTCCCGTACGGAGCGCCAATCGTATTCCAAGGAAAGTATGAGAAAGATGAGCAATATCCGCTCTATATACAGCGTATCAGATTTGAGTTTGAATTGAAAGAGGGCTATATACCCACAATTCAGATTAAGAAAAATCCCTTTTTTAAGGGTAATGAGTATCTTAAAAACAGTGGCGCTGAGCCTGTTGAACTATATCTTACTAATGTAGATTTAGAATTAATACAGGAACACTACGAAATGTATAACGTTGAGTATATTGACGGATTTAAATTCCGTGAAAAGACTGGATTATTCAAAGAGTTTATTGATAAATGGACATATGTAAAAACTCATGAAAAGGGAGCTAAGAAACAATTGGCTAAGCTAATGTTCGATAGTCTCTATGGTAAATTTGCAAGTAACCCTGACGTTACAGGTAAAGTCCCTTATTTAAAAGAAGATGGGAGCCTTGGTTTCCGTGTTGGTGATGAGGAATATAAAGACCCTGTTTATACACCTATGGGTGTGTTTATAACGGCATGGGCTAGATTTACAACTATAACAGCGGCACAAGCGTGTTACGATAGAATTATATATTGTGACACTGATAGTATACATTTAACAGGTACAGAAGTACCAGAAATAATAAAGGATATTGTTGATCCAAAAAAGTTAGGGTACTGGGCGCATGAAAGCACATTTAAGAGAGCAAAATATTTACGTCAGAAAACGTATATTCAAGACATATATGCGAAAGAGGTTGACGGTAAATTGATAGAGTGTTCACCTGATGAAGCTACGACAACTAAATTCAGTGTGAAATGTGCCGGAATGACTGACACTATCAAAAAGAAAGTCACATTTGATAACTTTAGAGTTGGTTTCAGTAGCACGGGTAAACCTAAACCAGTTCAAGTTAATGGCGGGGTAGTGTTGGTTGATAGTGTGTTTACGATTAAATAAACGTTTGTTTAAGGAGAGTATGAGAAATGTGGTTGGCGTTAACTATTTTTCAAATATTGGTGTTAATTATTTCAATGTGGGCGCTTGGTGTTCTAACACAAGAATGGATAGAGACAAATAAACGAGGTGGAAAGTAATGGGAAAACATTATGTGTATCAGGAAAACAATCGTGCTTTAGAAGTGTTGAGAGCAGAACGTGAAATGAGTGAGTTGAGAACGGAACATAAGTTGATGAGAAAAGCGCTTGAAGAGATAGCAGGTTACGAGGGTAATGAACATGCTAAGTGGGTGTTACAAGTTTTATTTGGTGTAGAGGTGAAACCAAATGGTGCAAAATGACTTCATTGATTCATACACATTATGTTGGTTATTGAGAGACGATGACGGGAACGAACACTGGGAGGTACACCCTGGTCTCAGTCTTTCAGACTTTGAAGTCGTTTACGGAAACAATCCTCATCAAATCGTTAAACTAAGGTTGGATAAAGAAGTATGAAATACGATGTGACAATTTATTCTATCAACGATGAAGGTAAAACTAAACTATACAGGGTCAAGTAGAAACTAAGATAGATGCATCTAGATTATTGATCAGCTATAAACCACCGAGGGGTTACAGGTTTGACCGTTTTGAATGTGTCAAAGCTAGAACGATATTTGACAAATGGTAGAATTTATGGTATAATTGTCATAGACAAGGTGCAACACTTCCTATAGTATGGTGCGTGATTGGGGTATATCCTGATTGAGTTCAGCCCACACGCCACGGGGATTGATAGCCCTCTTACTAAAAGTGATTGTTTCTTTGTCGCTTGCAACGATGCCACTGACGAAACGTTAAAGCGTGGGTTTCAGTGGTATTTTAATTTGTTCACAGATGTAGTAAATTATAGGTACATAGATGTATAAATATTCATTTACAACCCTGCCCTATTTTGTCGATACAAGGAGGTATGTGTCAAAAGTGGGTGGGGGCTTACTTT